CTTTGCTGGGTATCTGGTGGGTAACTGGGAGAGATTCTATGGAGAATATATTGGCTAAGATGGATCTGGCAGGGAAAACCCATAGGGAGGTCCACTCGGTGAAGCGGGCCTACACGAACTACCCTCGCAGATACCAACTTCAGATGGAAGACGAGGATGGTCAGAAGGTGACGATCCAAAGCAGCTACCTAGTGAAGTGCTCTGCGATCGGTGAACACCTGTATCGTCAGTGGTTCTGGGGCAAGATCCTCGATCTGGATGACCACGGGAAGGTCGTCAAGATGTGGACCGCGGGCTGGCAATCGGCCGGAGGTGAATAGGAGAATGTATGTACAGCAGCCATCCCGACTATCCAACCGATGACGAGGGTATGGACGACCCGCAACTGGTCCAACTAGCGCGGGTTTCATATGCAAACGTCATTGCGAAATGTCGTGCCAAGGTCCGCTCACTACGGACAGTTCAGTTCGATCCTACCACCGGGATCCAACGTCACTTCTTCAACGGAAAGCTCGAAAGGACGATCCACGTAAGGTCTGACAAGTACTGATAGCTCGACCACCACCACCACCACCATCCAATAGGAAACGGAATCATGTCAACGACATCCCTCATCAGCCCGCTCATGAAGTCCCTGGCTGCCAAAACCAAGAAAACCAAAACCGGGTACGCAAGTACAGTCCACATGAACGAAATGGAATGGTACGCCAAGGAACAGGGCCTTCATAGGCTCGGCTCAGGTGCGTACAGTGTCGTGTTCACTCACGAGACCGACCCGAAGAAGGTTGTCAAGATCTCGCTCTCTGCCGCAGACGGCTACCACAAGTTCGTCCAGTGGGTGCTCGCCAACAAGCCGCTCTTGAAGCCTCATCAGCGACGTCATCTTCCGCGCATCTATGAGACGATCACCTACAAGGGTGCCCGGATCACGGTGCTCGAAAAGCTGAACAAGGCCAGCGAAAGAGACGTAGAACTCGACGAAGATGTCGAACGTATAGTCAAAGATACGGCAAACCTTCTCGGATTCCGCGACGACAGCGGCGGGAGAAATCTCATGGCCAGAGGCAACATCGGGGTCATTACCGATCCGTGGGCTCATCGTGACAATCAGGGGTGGTAACATGATCTTCAGTCAATTCGGATACCAAGCGTGGAAATACGATCGTGATGAGGTCGAAGTGCGCTACCAACGTGTGCTCGACGGACTGAAACGTGTGACAGAAGCCGGGATCAAGTACGATGCTATTGCAGTACACGGTACGTCCGGTACGTGGCTCGCAGCGGCACTAGTCATGGGAGGCTACAATGTCGTCATGATTCGAAAGGACGGTGAGAGGAGTCACGGTGACTGTGTCGAAGGATCCTACACCGGAGAGCAACAGATCACGGACCTCGTGTTCATCGATGATCTGATCGTTACCGGGAACACGATCACGACAGCTCAAGATATCCTCATCCGTGAAGGCGAGAAGGCACAAGGCTACTACAGCGAGAACACCATCCCGAAGTTCGTAGCGATCGTCCTACATAATCAATTCGTGTCCAAAGGCGAGACCCACGAAGGTATTCCTCTGTTCGGCTACTAGGAGAACCTACCATGAAACAGATCGTCACCAAAGCAGACCTCCAATACTGCTATCCCATCCACCAAGAAGAACTGGAGTTCCTGAAAAAAGTCTGCCGTGAGAACGGTGAGCAGGAGTGGTTTGCGCTGCCTCCCGAAACGGAGCTCGAAGAGATCACCGGTTGCAACTACTTCATGGTTGAGACTGTCGAAGACCTGAAGGAGATCACTACGATCATCAACGAAGGACAAACCCTCGTCACGAAGAACATCACCGAACAAGCTTTCGCATTCGACGATGTACGGTGGTCCAAGTCAACGGATCACCTGATCATCTTCTCCGGTGAGAACAATGCCGGCGGTCCTGTGTGGTACATCCCGCGTAAGATCGTGGCAGAAGTCCCGACCGTGTTCGCCTCCCTTCAAGCCACCCAAGACTACTGGAGCAACCTACCATGATCAACATTCTCGGATCCACTGTTGTGAGCTTCCCTGTCATCCTCATCGAATGGGCACCCAAGAACTGGTCCAAGCGGGATGCATGGGGTCCGGAAGCTACCGACGGTTTCTACCTGACGAAGTCCGGAGAGATCTACCGCCTGCAAGGCAACCTTGTCATCTACGTGACAGAAGAGGAGTACCTTCAGTGAGCACAATGAAACCCGTAGTCAAGATCCACGATGCGTTCATCATCAGAGGGATTGACAGAGAAGTCCTTCGAGGCTTCCCTGAAGGATACCCTGAGGAGCACTGCGGCTACCCAGGCTGTGTGACCAACACCAAGATGATCCAGACCAGTACCATCGTGAGCAAGGAAGACCATGTGGTGGAGACTGAGAGGACCATCTACGCAGTGCAATCGTGGGCTGTCCAACCGGATCACCTGAAAGTGCGACCCTTCTGAATCAAACCTAGCCAGTAAGGTTGGTGAAGGTCGAAGACCGAAAACAAGGGTTCTTCGAACCTAGTCAGGAACTGACGTTCCTAGCCGGTACCTACAAGAGAACCCAAGTGGGATATATCTTTAAGTAGATATTCTAAGGGTACTCCTAATAAGAGTACCCTAAAATGTTCTATAGTAAAGAGAACAAATAACAAAGGACTATACCTATAGGATACATCCTATAAGATACCGTCCTCCGTCAGTTAGTGAGACTAAAATGTTCTATAGTAAAGAGAACAAATAACAAAGGACTATACCTATAGGATACATCCTATAAGATACCGTCCTCCGTCAGTTAGTGAGACTGAGATGTATCCACTTCAGGTAGCTTCATCAACGCAACCTTGGGGAGTAGTCCTTCAGCAATAGCCTTCTCCATCAGTTCATCATCGGTGAGATCTTCGACCTCATTCTTGACCACCTTCTCGACACGCTGTAGCTTCGGCTTCTCGTACTCGGCCAGTTCCTTCGCCCATCGGGCAGCAGTCTCGTAATCGTTCTCCTGCAGAGCCATGTGAATGGTCATGCGGATGACGTCGAGGGCTGACAGTTCAGGGATGTCGGCCAAGACCTTCTTGTAAGCCTTAGCGTTCTTCTTGAAGTTGCGGGCAATAGCCCTGTCAAGCATCTGAGTCTCTAACTGACGCTGGCGACCGAGTGAACGACCTTCCTTTGTCACCTTGCGCAGATTCGCCAACGACCTCTCACGCGGGGTCATCTCTTCCGGAGGTTTATCGAAGACGAAGTGACGTGAATCATCTGGATCCGTAGTCATGTTATCTCTAGGCGCAGGGCCTTGTTTCTGTGCCATAGTAGTAGCATCCTTTCTGTGGGCAAGCGGGTAAATCGCCACTCTGGCTAAGTCCTAATAGGCACCGACTAAGCTCATACCCAAGTGACCAGTTGGAACCTATAGATGAAAACTTAAAAAGGTTCCCATGCCTCGTAACTTCACTACAGTAACAAGAGAAGAATACCTACAAGAGAGACGAGAAAGAGCAAGACAAAAAGCCATCTCATCAGGTAAACTAGAGTTCACCTGTATATGGTGTAACAAGAAGAGTATTCTACCGCCGGGTAGAGGGCAAAAAGATAGACGCTTCTGCACCGCCTGCGAACAAGAATGTGTAGAAGTCACGGGTCAAAGGCTCTCCAAAGTAATAACAGCCAGCTCACACAAGTGGCGTGCAAACTGTAAGGGCTTCCAATTCGATCTAGATCAGGAATACCTATACAGTATATTCCCGAGGGACTTCAGGTGTCCCGTGTTCAACGTACCAATGAGGATCAACACACGAACAGCACCATCACTTGACAGAATCGACCCAAGCAAGGGATACACAAAGGGAAATGTACAATTCATTTCTCTGCGTGCTAACCAAATGAAATCTGACGCAACAACAGAAGAACTTAATCAACTTCTGGCGTTCATCACTAGGAAACAAAATGGCTAACATCTCCAACGAAGCGACCAACGTTATCATCAAGGACGTGCAACTGTGGTGGGCCAAGCTGGACAAGCCGGTTGACCCTTTTGGTCAGATGCAGTGGGAACTTCAGGCCCGTTTTTCCAAGAAGCGTGTCAAGGAAATGGAACAGTACGGCAAGGTCAAGGAGACCGACGAAGCCGGCGTGTTCAGCATCAACTTCAAGAAGAAGGCGGAGAAGAAGGACGGTTCGCCGGCCATGAAGGTCAAGCTCGTCGATAAGAAGGGTAACGACGTCGATCCGAAGACCCTCGGTAACGGCAGCACGGGTAATATCAAGCTCATGCTGAAGGACTACCAGATCAAGGGTCCGAACGGCAAGGTCACCAAGGAAGGTACGCAGGTCATGCTGATCGCCGTCCAAGTGACCGACCTGATCGTCTACGTGCCGAAGAACAACGGTAACGACTTCGACTACGACAGCGACGAGGACGATACCCTGGCTCCGAAGAAGGGTGCCGCCAAGGGCAAGCAAGCGCAAGCCGAAGACGACGACATCACGTTCTGATCGACAGACGGTAGCAAGAAACAGGACATCCGAAAGGGTGTCCTTTCATTTTCCCACATCAAGGATCAATACCATGTTCTCTACCATCAAGGGTCTCTTCGCAGCAGCCGGTATCTTCACCTACTTCGTCCTCATCTTCGGTCTGCTGATCGGATACATCATGAACATCTACACGGTCGTCATAGGCTTCCTGAACAGTGTCCCGTTCGACACCATGTTCATCGGCCGCATCATCGGTCTGTTCTTCTACCCACTGGGCGGAGTCCTGGGCTGGTTCTGACGGGGTAAAGCATGGCCCGATACCGCGAAGATGACTGGTACGACTACTACGATCCTTCCGATGACCTGCCAAGTGGATACTGTGCCGGATGTCACGATCATGTGACGGCAACAGTAATCGACGAAGGTATCGGGTCGTACGAGTACTGGGGTTGCAAGGGTGTTGACGTACAACTCGTATACGTCAGCCCATGCTGTGAAGAAGAACTACTGGACAGCTTGCCAGAAGAGGAGAATGAAGATGAGTGACTACCACACAGCCATCAACGTACTGCTGATCGGAGGGTTCGCCGTAACCGCATACGACACGTTCAAGAACTACAACCTGTGGGCCGCATTCTCGATGTGCGTCTCGCTGGCCGTTCTCTTTGTCATCAACTAAAGGAAGCAACATCATGAGTGACGAAGGCAAGGCAATCTTCGCCGTGGCAGTGATCGCGATCGTGTCCCTCTTCGGATTCTGCTATGCGGCATCCGTACATGAGGACGACGCAATCGTGAAGCTCGTCGGTGACGGTGCGGATCCGATCAAAGCTTCCTGCGCAATCAACGGATGGAGCTCTTCGACCGGGCGTTCGATGGTGTGTCTGCAGGCAGCCGCTAAATGACACGCTACGTGGCTAAGTTCACGTTCAGCTACATAGGCTACTTATGGAGCTCAGACGAAGCTGAACTGATCGGACAACAAATAGCCGGCAATCTGCGGGCTGACTTCTTGGGGATCGAATGAAAAAGATCTTGGCAGCGGTAGGGCTCCTACTGTCTGTCGGTGCTCAAGCGGAAGTGATCGCGTTCGGAACATGGCGTGAGTTAGCCGTGCAGAAGAACAAGATCTCCTACTCCTACCTGTTCGGTGTGGTTGACTCGAGCCAATGGCGTGAGCACTGCATGCCGCCGGAAGATCGTACCCAAGCGATCATCTTGCTGGTACTACAGAAGACGCGCAACACGAACGCCGCACAGAACGCTGCACCCGCTCACCGAGTCATCAACAACGTCCTCCACGAAAGGTATCCCTGCGCATGAGTGTGTTGGACTTCGCCATCCAATGGGAACACAACGGCCCCATTTACCTCAGACTAGTCGCCGCCCTGCTTAACTGCAAGGTAGAAAACCTGTCAGAGCCAACCGGAGAAATGCTGGCCTACATCGAGGAAGTCGAAGAGATGTGGGAGCTACCGTCCGACATCAACACACTGTTCGAACTAGGTGACAACGTGACCGGCGAAGGTATGTCCTACGGTTACGTGTGCCTGTTCGAGTGGCGCGGCAAGAAATACGTCGGTGAATGCAACGCGTCTCCCTACCTGATCTACGAGGTGAAAGAATGAACATCGATCGCAAGCTCGCAACCGTCCGTACCGTCGAATACCTCAAGCCGATCGAAGGGGCTGACCGCATCGAGATCGCAGTGATCGACGGCTGGCAAGTCGTTGTCAAGAAAGGAGAATTCCAACCGGGCAACCTAGCGATCTACTTCGAGATCGACTCCTGGGTTCCGCACACGCTCGCACCCTTCCTGACCTGTGACGGACACTACCCGAAGGTGTTCAACGGTGTGGAAGGCCAGCGACTGAAGACGATCAAGCTCAAGGGTCAACTGAGCCAAGGCCTCCTGCTACCGCTGCTCGTTGCGGAAGAGCACTACGGGAATCCCCTCCGGCAGTTCAACGAAGGTGAAGATCTGACCGAAGGCCTAGGCATTCAGAAGTGGGAGAAGTCGATCCCCGCCCAACTTGCCGGCACTGTCAAGGGTAACTTCCCAACCTTCCTGCGCCGCACCGACCAAGAGCGTATCCAGAACGTCTACAAGCAGATGTCCCGTATCCAAGGTCCGTTCGAGATCACGGAGAAGCTAGACGGCAGCAGCATGACAGTCTACGCCTACCGTCGGGATCCGCAGTGCCCTGCCGAAACCGGTGTGTGTAGCCGGAACCTGGACCTGAAGGCTGACGAGAACAACTCGTTCTGGGCTGTGGCATTCCGTGACCAGATCCTGGACAAGCTCGCCTCACTGAACCGCAACCTTGCACTCCAAGGTGAACTGATCGGTCCCGGCATCCAAGGTAACAGCTACGGACTGGATCGTCACGAGTTCTACGTGTTCGACATCTTCAACATCGACACGCAAGACTACCTGCAACCCGGCGAACGCGAGCGCATCGTGCGTGAACTCGGACTGAACCATGTACCGACCATCGGCATACTCCACATGTCGCTGACCAACGTGGAAACAGGTGATCAACGACCCGCTTGGGCAATGGAGGCTCTGCTCAAGTACGCTGAAGGGGAATCGCTTTTGAACAACAAGGTTGATCGTGAGGGAATCGTCTGGAAGAACGTGCTCCACCCGAGCATCGGCTTCAAGGTCGTCAGCAACGCGTGGCTCCTGAAGAAAAAGGAATGATCGCGGCATACAACGGATTCCTGGACGAAATCAAACTGATCCTCACCGGAGCGTATGATGATCAAGAAACGCCGATCGATCTCCCCTGAAGTACAGGCCAAAGGTGCTGCGGCACTAGCTCTCTGGCGCAAGAAGAAGGCAGCCGCGCAAAAGAAGGGTGGCAAGTTCCTTGAGAAGTGGCTCGCCGAAGAAGCTCTCAAGAAGGCTCAACGCAAGACGACGCCAATACAAGCCATCAAGGCATTCTGCAACAACTGTGTCGGAGACATCCGGGCAGACATCCGTGACTGTACAGCAGTCAGGTGTCCTCTCTACATCTACCGTCCTTACCAGAAGGATGAAGATGAAGCGTGGTGACGATTGCAAAAACCATGCTACGCTAGACCACGACCACGAAACCGGTAAAGTACGCGGAATACTGTGCACACCATGCAACAGAGCTCTGGGCTTATTCGGTGATTCAATCGAAGTTCTTATCAAGGCAACAGAATATCTTGAAGCACACAAATAGAATCGTGATCTATACAGCTGGCAGTATGGAATTTGCCAGCCCCGAAGACCAGCGGCAATGGCGGGTGGCCGCAGAGGACTTTTTCATCAATGATGAGAGAGTCCTTTTTCTTCATCCGACTCGGAGAACCCACTCGGGGCAGGCCAAGGAAATGCGTCGAATCTTCGACTTAGATATGATGGACTTGAAGCACTGTGATATGGTCCTTGCAAATCTAGATAATCCAAAACTAGCGAAGCACGGTACAGCAATGGAAGTATTCCATGCTAGTTACCACCTAAGAAAACCTGTAATTGCATTCAAGTCAAGCATAGAGAGTATGCACCCATTCTTCGAAGCACTAGTAACTGAGTGGCGCAGTGACGTGTACAAAGCATGCGAGACCATCCAGGAGCACTACCTGTGATCACCAAGATCTTCGTCTGCATCCTGTTCCTGGGTAGTTTCATTCTGCTCTGCACCCTCTTCAGCAAACCGAAAGTGAGGATCTGATGCCGTACATTGCCAGCCACCTGAAACACATGCTCGAAATCACCCACGAGCCTCTGACCTGCGGCGAACTGAACTACATGTTCACTTCCCTCATCAAGAAGTACATGGCCAACGGTGTGAACTACCAGAAGATCAATGACGTCGTCGGTGCTCTGGAAGGTGCGAAGATGGAGTTCTACCATCGGATCGCCCGCCCGTACGAAGACAAGAAGATCGAGGAGAACGGCGATGTCTACTGATCTGGAACCCGACAGCGGTGCAGCATTCTACCCCCTGAAAGATGTCGGCGATTTCTACGACCAGATGGTAACAAAGTGGTACGACCACACGAGCCAACATGAGTTCAACCCCCGTGACGAGGGTGAGTGTTGGCATCCTGAAGTGGACTACGGCAAGATGATGCGCAACACCCCGTTGGTCAGTGCCGTCAAGGCCAAGATGAACGAAGCAATCGAAAGGCAACAGCAACACGACATGGCAAACGACAACATCGACCCTGTGACCGGCATGAAGAAGAACATGAAGGATGCCTTCGGTCTGGCGAAAGCCCGTACAATGGCGATCCCTTCTGTCGCGATCTTCGGCCTGGGTGCCGCGATGCAGAACGGCGCTGACAAGTACGAGGCGTTCAACTACCGTGAAAGCATCGTGAAGGCCAGCATCTTCCACGAAGCCAAGATGCGGCATGCCCTGGACTGGTACGACGGTGAAGACTTCGCCGAAGACAGCCTCGTGCATCACCTGTGCCACGAGATGGCCTGTTGTGCGATCATCCTGGATGCCATCGCGAACGGCAACTTCAAAGACGATCGTCCGAAGAAGAAGCTGCTCGGTGCATCCCGGCGTACTGACGTCTGGGAAAGGAGTGTGTGATGGGCCGTGAAGAAGACTACCGACTGGATCGCCTGTTCCGTGAGTGGCAGGAGATGAAGGGATGGTGATAGCCCCGCTATGGCTGAAGCCGATGTTCTACTCTTCCTCGCGGGAGGAGGAGTGATTGCGGCAGCAGGAGCTTTCATGGTGATATGCTTCTACTGTGACCGCCACTCCGGACCCTTCTACGACGAACCAATCTACCACCAGCGAGACCGACATGACAACCCACATCGATACTGAAGACTTGATCCGGGAATCTCTCAAGGAACAGTACGAACTGTACAGCGACAACATGGAGAGCCCCAAGAAGGTTCACCAACTGCTGCGTGCCCTTCGTCTGGTGCATAACTACTATGCCACCTTCGGCCAGTACATACAGCCGAGTGAGCAAGAGCTCGAAGCCAAGCGGTTCCGTCGCATGGGGCACTTGACTATGCGTGACGCTCGCAAAGCCGAGAAGAAGGCTGCCAAAGCATGAGCGGCTGGTTGATCACCCTGACCGGGTTGATCTACCTGGGTGTGGCCATCGAGCAGGGATACAAGGGGAATATCCCCATGCTTCTCTGCTACCTTGGTTATGCCTTCGCCAACATCGGTCTCTACAAGATGGCATCATGACACTTCTCACCGGAGTAGCAATACTTCTTCTGGTCACTGCAATGGCCAACGCAAACCCACCTAACGGATACTGAACCATGATCAGGACCTCATCGTTCTCATCGACCTCGACAGCCAACTGGTGAAGTAACATGGCAATGCACACTCCTGCCCATAAGTGGAATCCTGAGTTCCAATCCGGTGTCATTACCGGTAAGCTCAAGCTCGCGAACGAACTGAAAGCTATCATCCAAGACCTCGACTGGGAGGACAGCAAAGAAGTGTACGAGGCAATGGCAGAGATCGAGCACATCGTTATCCGCGCCATCAATGGAAACTAAGTGGTGTACCTACTGCGGTAGACCCGGTCATAGGGCTAACACATGTGACTGGCCCCGTGACATACCACCCACGCAACCTCCGCCAGAACCTGTCGTCATACCGATCGAAGACGACGAGAACTGGATGGACTACTACGGAGGTTACTAATGCAAGCCATGAGAACTCGTCAAGAGATCCTTGATTGGATCGCCGAAGTGGAACTCCATGCAGAGGATGACTGCTGCATGTGTGGTTCCTCAATGAATCACTCACCCTGGGAAGGTCACCAGCCAGTATCAATGTACGAATACTACCTGTATGAAGCACAGGAAGAACTGAGGAAATTCGATGAAGCCAATGCTGCTTGAGCGCAAGAACCCGGACATCTACACTCTGCGCTACCCTCTGTACATCAGCCCCAAGCTGGACGGTATCCGGTGTGTCATCACCGAAGACGGTCCCAAGACCCGTACACTGAAGCCGATCGCGAACAAGTTCATCCAGAAGGAACTCGGCTTCATGTCCCTGAAGGGTCTCGACGGTGAACTGATCGTCGGCCCGCCCAACGACAAGGACGTCTTCAACACGACGACACGCGGTGTTCGCAAGGTGGACGGTGAACCTGACTTCACCTACTACGTGTTCGACTTCTGGGATCAACCCACCACCAAGTACGGCAGCCGAATTGCCGAGCTTGAGTACTTCGTCCATGACATTCACCCGCGAGTGAAGTTCCTGAAGAGCACTCTCGTCGATACGCCGGAAGAACTCCTGCAGGTCGAGCAAGACACTCTGAACCTGGGCTACGAAGGTATCATCATCCGCGCCGGTGATGGTCTGTACAAGTTCGGTCGGACAACCATGAAAGAGCACAATGCCTACAAACTCAAGCGATTTGAAGACGCAGAAGCATATGTCATTGGTATGGTCCCTAAGTATCGTAACGACAACGAAGCTTTCACCAATGAGCTCGGTAGGACTGCACGCTCCAAAAAGGCAAGTGGACTTGTGGAGCTCGAAACAATGGGAGCGCTCATCCTGCGGGATGTTGAAACCGGTGTAGAGTTCCAATGCGGTAGCGGATTCGATGACGAGCAGCGTAAGTGGTGGTACCTGAACTGGCACCGCATGATGGCCGACAAGGCACTAGTCGTCTACAAGAAGTTCCTGATCGGCGAGAAGGATAAGCCACGCCATCCTATCTTCAAGGGTGTGCGCATGGTTGAAGATCTGTAATGCGTTGGAACAGACCTAAAGACAGCAATCTGAATGATCGGCTACAAGCTATTCCGCAAGCGTAAGGACGGTTCATACGGTCCTCTGTTCATCAATCGAAAGCTCCGGCTCGAGCCTGGGCAATGGTATCAGGCAGAAGATCACCCGACCAAGGGCTACGCTGTACGACCTGGTTGGCACATCTACCGTACACCGGAAGCGCCGCACCTGAAGCTGAAGTCTGACCGTGTCTGGTGCCGTGTCGAATTCCACAAGAAGGAGCAACTGGACAGGCCCGCCAGTCAGGGTGGTGTCTGGTACCTAGGCTCTGTGATGAGGATTCTGGGAGAGATCTGATGCAATACATCTACCATACCAAGGGTGACCACGAGAACCTGAACACCGGGATCCACACCCACCTGGAAATGGGTGATACGTACGGATGGTTCGAACGGTGGAGGCCGAAGGGTAGCCACGATGACTTCGTCAGCAGTGGCGGTCTCTGGTTCGAACAGCAAGACGGGGTGGTCTACCTGACAGACTACGACGGCGTATACGATCTGCCAGCAGACGTCGCCAGCATGTTGAAGAGTTGGGGTGTAAAGGTGTTCGAGCACTCCGACGACTAACAAGGGAACTCATGGAATACATCAAGACTGTCAAGCACTTCGTATCCGGATCGGAGAAGTTCTTCGACATCTTCAGCTGCACAGTTGACGAAGTTGAGGTCAGCCGTGATCAGAAGGGCCGACGATCGATCGAGATCAAAGTCGGCGACAAGGAGTTCAAAGGACTCTGGAACAAGTCGGTTGAAGAGCACCTGACAGAGCACGAAGGCAAGCCGTCCTTCATCGTCCTGTGGAAGAGCCCGAAGGGAAACCACATGCTGTCCTACTCCTGGGAACTCTGGGAGAGATACATGAAGGGCGATACCGAGCAGGATGTCGGCGAACTGGTTAACCAAGACGAGACCGGTGAAGCCTTTCTCTACATGTGGATCGACATGTTCCACGATCGGAAGTACATCGGATACCACAAAGGAAGCCTGGAAGATGGCTATATCTGTTCCAGCGAGCGCATGCTCCAAGAGTACGAGAAACGTCCGCAAGACTTCTACCGTACGATCCTCGCATGGGGAACGGCCAACCAGATGTACGAGCTCGAGACCATCCTTCTGCTCGAACTGGGTGCTGCTACTCGCGGTGCCTTCTACAACGTCAGCAACAATCTCCGCAGCTAATTAGACGGCACTTATTAGATAGGTTATATAGGAGCCGATATGAATGACTACTACGTGTATGTACACAAGGAGAAAGAAGTAATCATGCCCTACATCAACATCAATAGCCCGCGAGGGTTTCAATCGTTCGACGTCACCGAAGAGTTCATCAAGGAAAACTGCGGTGAGATCATATCAATGGTCAGTGGAGCTTCCGAAGGCGGTATGCTATCCTTGGACGACGGATACGGTAACATCGTAGTGTACGGTGTGGAGGTTCTGCGTCAGTCGATCGTTACCTTCGGAGGCTTGAAGAAGTGAATCGCACACCCAAGACAACGTCAGTGACTGTCGTCTTCAACATTGCCCTTACAGAGAAGGTTGCACAAGCCTTCATGGAGGACTTCCTTAAGTACTCCACAGACGTGGCCGACGAGAAAGACATCCGAGACTGGTTCATCGTGGAGACCTGCGAGCATGAGTAAAAGTGAGTACGTACGGCGGCTCCTGAAGGGTCGGGTCTACAACGGGACGCTCATGTAAAGAGCTCTCGTCTTCTGGCACTCCGGTGTACCGCTCTACGAAGCAGAGAAGTACATGGACAACCTTGATAGGAAGCTGAATGGATCTCCTGATTCCGGAAGTGACGATTGAAGAGTGTGCCGAGGTAATCCAGGCCATAACCAAATACATGAGGTTTGGTCCGGAGAATCCTGGATATGACAACAAGAAGGCCCTTGAAATAGAGATCGGTCAGCTGCGATATATGCTGTCCGCTCTCAGCAAGGAATGGAATCTTGATTGGGAAACCACTCATCAAGGTTTCAGGGGGAAAAGGGAGGCGCTGCTGTATTACGCCAACCACAATGTCTGTAATCAGAAACCAGCCGGAGCCTAACGCTGATGAAGTGCCAACTGTCCTGGGATCGTATTTACATGGGGATTGCCGAGAAATTCGGTGAATTATCCTACGATCCGTTCACGAAGGTTGGGTGTGTTGTTGTGCGTGACGGGAATATCCTGTCATTCTCGTATAACGGTACACCCGCCGGTCAATCCAACGATATGCGCGATGCTAGAGGCGAGTCGCTGAATATCGTATTACACGCAGAGTCAAATGCACTACTGAAAATGGCATCGACCGGTATCCCTACCGCCAGTGCAACGGTGTACACAACCCGTATGCCGTGTCTCAGTTGTGCCAAGATAATCTACCAAGCCAATATCGCCAGGGTGGCCTATAAGACGAACCACTCCTGCGAAGACGGCGCACTGTTCCTTGAACGTGCAGGTATCCCACTGGAGAAAATCAGCTAATGGATATTCCAATTCTGGCCTATGCTTTGATCGGTATGGGTCTGTACAGCCACTATCTCTTGAATAAGATTGCCCACCTGAAGGAGCAGAACGCTTCGATGGGTGAGATGATCCAGTCGATGGCAAGAGAACTCAAGGAACTAGGATCACCCAATGTCTTCATCGAAACGAAAGAAGAAGCTCCGCCTACCAAGTAAGATCACCATCTCAACCGCCTTCCTGGCACCGATCGACAAGCTAGTCAAGAATCTCTTCATCGGGATCTTCCACGACTACCACAAGCGGTTCAAGCTGAAGGTCAAGAACAAGAAGATTCATGTGGCAGTGTGCGGTATCGAAGAAGGTACCACCAAGGATCCCGACCAAATGGGTATCACCATCAGCACGGACGACCGGATCTTGATCCAGGTCCGGGATCCGTCGCTCGAAGACAGCCCGGAGAATCTGACTCACTGCTATGTGACTGTGAAGTTCACCGAGGTATTGTGCCACGAGATGACACATGCCATGCAGAACATCACCGGGAGAAAGCCGAAGGAGTTCGGCAATATCAGGCACAAGAAGAAGAACACCGGGGAAGCATACTTCTTCGACCAATACGAGGTCGAGGCACGTATCCTGGAATCCTTCTACGCGTCCACTCTCGGAACGAAACTTATGAAAGCCAGCTTTGACGGAAGTGAGTAATGGCACTCGTATTCGACATCGAAACCAACGGTTTCATGCCAGAGGTAAACACCATCTGGCTCATCATAACTCAGGACACTGTAACTGGAGAACAGAAGCAGTACTCTGATCATGATCCCGACCTACCACCCTTGTCAGAGGGACTGAAGGCGCTCTCCGAAGCGGCTATTCTGGTAGGTCACAACATCATCGGCTACGACCTTGTGGTGCTCAAGCATCTGAAGGACTGGGAGCCTAACCCTCAGACGATCATCTACGACAGCTGGATCATGTCCATGACACTCCGCTGGAAGCGTGGTCACCTGCACGGACTGGAGGGCTGGGGCGCTTTCCTGGGCTACCCGAAGATTCCGTTCGACAAGTTCAGTGAGTACTCGAAAGAGATGCTGACATACGGCATCCGTGACGTGGCTCTGAACGTGAAGGTCTATGCGAAGCTGGTCGAGGAAGCTCGCAGCACCATGAAGATCAACCCTCTCTTCAAGAAGGGCTTGTGGGTCGAGATGGAGTTCGCCAAGATCGAATCAGGCATCCGCCAACGGGGCTGGCGCTTCGATGAGCCGAAGGCCCGGAAGCTCCTGGTTGAGATGGAAGAGAAGATGCTCGCCATTGAGGCTGAAGTGAACCCGCAGATCGGAATGGTCTGTGTAGCAGTGGACAAGAAAGATGAATACAAGACCCCGGTTTTTAAGAAGAACGGAGAGTACGCTCTGTCTACGGCTCGCCGGTTTGGCATTGAAGCTGATGATGCTACCGTGGGTAATCGCCTTGTTGACGGTGACTACTGCCGTATCGAGTTTGAGCAAGGACGATTGAGCAGCGACAAGGTCTTGAAGACTTGGCTGTACAGAATAGGATGGGTTCCGGACGACTGGAACGTGAAGAAGGTCGGCCGCGAGTTCGTGAGGACTTCACCTATGCTGACTGAATCCTCGTTGGAGAAGCTTGGGCCGATCGGTCTGCGAGTCTCCGAGTACGGAAGCATCAGCAACAGGGCCGGTATCCTGCGTGGATGGCTCAAGGAGATCGAATATGACGGCAGGTTACATGGTCGCATGTGGACTATCGGCACTCCAACGTTCCGTTGCAGACACGAGGTCATCGCGAACCTCCCAAAAGTGGGTACACTGTACGGAGAGGAAATGCGCAGTCTACTCCTTCCGCGCCAAGGTTGGGTGGTTGTCGGAGCAGACAGCGCGGGTAATCAAATGCGAGGACTCTGTCACGACATCGGAGACGCAGACTTCACCTCAGAAGTAATCGACGGAGACGTCCACAGACGTAACGCCGATGTGTTGGTCCCGTTCATGAAGCCCGGTCTCAACCCGAAGCAAGAGCGAGACACCGCGAAGGTGTTCCTGTATGCGTTCCTGTTCGGAGCAGGCCCAGAGAAGATCTCGTCCACCCTGAAAGGGATCAAGGACCGGAAGCTCGGTCAGTCAGCAATCGACAAGTTCAGCGACAGTATTCCTGGACTGAAGAAGCTCAAAGAAGGCTTGGAGAAGCAATTCAACAAGTCAAAAGAGAGGTTCGGAGAAGAGAACGCGCACATCAGAGGTATCGACGGGCGAATCATCTTCGTCAAGTCGAAGCATCAGGTGCTGAACTACCGACTGCAGACAACCGAAGGTATCACATGTAAGGCAGCCGCCGTCTACTTCCGTGATGAGGCCAACAGGCGTGGCATCCCGTTCAACTTTCTGCTACACTACCACGACGAGATGGCCATAGAGTGCCCTCCCGAATATGCAGAAGAGGTTGCATCACTCTGCATAGAGGCATTCACTGAAGCCCCAAAATGGTTCGGGGTTGAATGCATGGGTGGTGATGCTCATATAGGGAATAATTATGCTGAAGTCCATTGATGAAGACCGAGCAAACGCCCTTTGTAGAAGTGAAGGGTGTACAAACAAGGTTATACCACCAAAATTAAGGAAAGGGCCTAAAGGTGGTTGGATAAATTATATGACACGATGCCGTAGTTGTCAGCATAATATGTACTCATATAAAATAACAACCCCTGAAAGAGATGCATTACTAAATAAACAAAGGGGACTATGCGCGATATGCAGCGATCAGGTTGTATTTGGATTCAATGCACATGTAGATCATTGCCATAGTAAAGGCGCAGTGAGAGGTATACTGTGTTCTAGATGCAACCAAGGTATAGGTTTGTTTATGGAAGATGAGCAGCGTATGTCTAATGCGATCCGATACTTAAGGAAGCTATGATGATCCAGAAAGAAAGACACATTCCAGAATTCGATCTGGCTCTCATCGACGCGGACTCGTTGATGTACATGATTGCCTGGACCAACATCAACCAACGTACCGCAGAGAAGGGTCTCGATACATTCCTTGAGAAGATCATCGTCGAGACCGAGGTACCGGAAGCCCATGTGTTCATCAAAGGTGACGATAACTTCCGGTACAAGGTCGATCCTGAGTACAAGGCCAACCGGAAGAGCTCGATGGATCCGGAGGTACTGGACAGGGTTGAACTCCTGTACTCGTACGCACGGAAACACTTCATCCAGTCGCACGGCGGTGAGGCAGACGACTTCTGTTCCATCTACAGCTACCAGTCGCTCGAAGAAGGGAAGCTCCCGGTGGTGTGCCACATCGACAAGGATCTGAACATGATCCCCGGATGGCACTACAACTTCAAGAAGAAGGAGTTCTACTACGTCAGTCCGGAAGAGAGCTTCACGTTCATGTGTCGTCAGCTATTGTCGGGAGACATGAGCAGCGACAACATCCCCGGTCTGAAGGGTGTCGGTGATTCGACCGCCGGGAAGATCCTGCACAACACTCGCCTGAGTGGTATGAAGGATGCGATCATTAAGGAGTGGACTGTCGGACCTCGAGCTATCAACGGTGACGACGACAAGACCATCTTCAACACACCGGAGAAGCGGTATCAGCGGTTCCTGGACAGTGCGAACTGTCTCATACTGCGTGAGACCCTGAAAGAGATCCGTCCATTGACCGAGGCAGAGATCCTGCGGAAGATGGAGTGGAAGATCCCGGAGACCGACTACCTGTTCCACAAGGAACGTGACGTCAGCGACATGGTTCTGCTGAACAGTCTACCCATCAACTGCTACATGGAAACGAAGAGGCCTGCACGTGAAAACAAGAACAAATTGGATACACAACGGGAGGACGTTCGATGAGCCTGTTGGCTATTGCGGGTTCGTATATTTAGTATCATGCAATCACCCCGATGAGAACCGGAAATATATTGGACGGAAGTTCTTCTACTCTAAATTCGGGGTAAAGTCGAAACAGAAAGACTCTGATTGGAGGACATACAAGACGAGTTCATCCTACGTTACTGCTGCAATAGATAAATACGGTGAATCATACTTCACCTTTGAAATACTGCAATTGTTTAAGACAAGGGGTGGTGTAGTGTCTGGGGAGGTAGAAGCCCAATGGGAAGCACGGGTGCTACATAGCAAGAAACCTGATGGTACACCTGAGTATTGGAACAGACAAATTGGTGGTGTAAAGTTTATAACCCCAGAAACCATGTCAGAAGAAACCCGAGCTAAGATCAGCGCGGCAAATAAAGGAATGGTGAGAGGCCCAATGCAGCAGTACCACAAAGATAAGATCAGTGCGGCTACTCGTGGTAGGGCGGGGGAGAAGCCATCAGCCGAAACAAGAAATAAGTTCTCCCAAGCTAAAAGAGGCAATGCTTTTAAAAGGAATATTGAGGAGTGGGTTGTACTTGAGGTATATGAATCATATGAGAGGGGTGCTACTCAATCCCAAATTGCTGAAATGCTAAACCTACCACTAGGTACTGTGAAGACAATACGGCAAAAGAATCAGCCCTTTTATGCATCTATCTACAACGAGTGGGTGAATAACAAATGAAGATCAACAGCAAACAACTTGAGTTAGCTCTTGGGGATGAATACGAGCCGGTACCTGAACCTAAGGTGAAGAAGCTACGTATCCGGACACCGGAAGCAGATGTCCGCAAGCCAGATCGTAATAAGATCCGGCAATCCAAACGAGATCAGTCAAACGACAGGAAGTAACTAATGTCTCGTTGGCATTACGAAGCATGCCCTAAGTGCCCCTCATCTGACGCCTTTGCATACAAGGACGGAGATGAATGGGGCCATTGTTTTTCTTGTAGCCAAGGGTCACGCATCAACGACGAAGAAGGATCTACTAAAGTGGCGAAGCAGAAGCAGACCGTTCAACAAGACGAAGCCGGTTTCCTGGAACTGGACGATATCAATCAGTACGATGTTCGCGGCTTCCAAGAGCGGAACATCCGCAAGAACATCTCGGCACACTACGGTGTCCGAGTAGCCTACGACGCTGACGGCACGATCATAAGTCACTTCTATCCGTACACGAAGAAAGGTGACATCGTAGGCTACAAGGAGCGTCAGCTACCCAAGAAGTTCACCATCCACGGTGACGCCAAAGGCAAAGGTCTCGAACTGTTCGGCCAGAACGTGGCGACCGGCGGTAAGCGTCTGGTCATCACCGAGGGTGAACTGGACTGTCTGGCTGTGGCGCAAGCTCAGTACGACAAGTACCAGAAGTTCTACCCGGTCGTATCCTTGCCGAGTGCGAGTCAGACGAACATCCTGATCGAGCAACGTGAGTGGCTGCGTGGGTTCGAAGAAGTCGTCCTGATGTTCGACAGTGATGAACCCGGTCAGAAGGCTGTGGCTGAAGCTGCCAAGATCATCGGCTTCGACAAGGTCAAGGTAGCGAAGCTCTCTGAGAAGGATCCTTGCGATGTGCTCCTGAAGCACGGCAGTGATGAGCTCATGAAGGCTGTGTTCAACGCTACCAAGTACAGCCCTGCCGGTGTCGTGAAGGGTGAGGAGATCTGGGAACAGTACAAGCAGCTGAAGCAGATCACGAGTCTACCCTACCCGGATTGCGTCGGTGGACTGAACCCTCTCCTGAAGGGTATGCGTGACGGTGAGATCGTCCTGTTCACGTCCGGTACCGGCAGCGGTAAGTCAACCTTGGTGAAGGAGATCATCCTCCACCTGCGTGAGACCCTACCCGATGAAGGTATCGGCATCATCTCGCTTGAAGAGTCTGTCGGTGATACCGCCGAGAAGCTGATCGGGATGGAACTGAAGGTCAACACCGAAGAGAACGAGGTTGACGAAGCAGATGCACGGAAGGCGTACGAGAAGTTGTTCGCCGACGAGAAGTGTCTGCTGCTGGATCACCAGGGTTCGGTCAGTGATGACAGTCTCCTGGACAAGATCGAGTACCTGTGCCTGATGGGCTGCAAAAAGATCTTCCTCGATCACATCACGATCGCTGTATCCGAGGGTGCTGACGGGAAGACCGGCAACGAAGCGGTTGACTACGTCATGAGTGCTCTCCTGAAGATCGTCAAGAAGCACAACGTCTGGTTGGGTGTCATCAGCCACTTGCGTAAGGGTTCCGATCGGAAGCCCTTCGAGGAAGGCTATCTGCCGTCTGTGGATGACATCAAAGGCTCCGGCTCGATCAAGCAGATCAGCTTCGACATCATTGCGTTCGCTCGCAACATGACGTCCGACGACGAGGTCATCAAGAACACGATCAAGTTCCGTGTGCTGAAGGCCCGCAAGACTGGCCGTACCGGTGATGCAGGTGCTGCGTTCTACGATCACAAGACAACCCGACTGCGCAAGTCGGACATGCTGGATTTCGCTGAGTAACTGAGGACTACATGAAGCCATTAGATTACCTGGAGGAGAAAGTCTCTACGGTTGTAGTTGACAGCCAGAAAGTATACAACGAAGGTGCCCGACTACTGGCACACTTCCCTGACTGGGAGATGCACCTTGATCGCATCATCAATGAAGCCTGGAACACGCTTCTCAAGTATTGTATCCGCAACAAGCAGTCTAAATACTCTGCTTCTGTCAAGCTCACCTTTGCTTCTGACCTCATCGGTAAACGGATCGCCCGAGATATCGGAGCAGATGAGACGAACATCAAGTCAACCCTTGCCCTGGGTGACCTCATGCTGGAGACCTTCCTCCAAGAAGAACTGATCGAGATCTTCCGGGAGTACGAAGGTCGTAGGGCACCGTACATGGTGCGTATCACAGGAGATGTCGATGCTGTTAAGCCTGTGCTTATTGGCACTAGCTTCGTTCCTCTGGAGCCGATTCGGGGTCTCCGGTCGCCGCTCACCAAGGAGCCCTTCATCAAGGGTTGGCACAACGCCAAGAAGTTCCACGAGTATCTTGATGCGCCCTTCATCCGGGCACTCAACGCTCTTCGCAGTCAAGCATGGCGGCTTAACGAGCCTGTACTCCGAGTTCTGATGATGAACCCGCCGGATACCTCGATGGATCTGGTGGACGAAGACGGTGTCATCCACACGTATCACTTCGATCGGTCACACGGTGAACTGCCGTCTGACCTGAAGCACATGGACGGTACACCGTTCTTGGGCTTGAAGGACGCGAAGCTGCAGCGGATGATGAGCAAGATGTTCGAGTACAATCAAGTCGTGGCGAAGGCCATGATGGTGAAGGAGAATGGTGGTGTCTTCTATCAAGAGGTCTCCTGCGACTACCGTGGACGGGTCTACTATGCAGAGCCGTTCCTTGAATTCCAGGGAAGTGATATCTCCCGGTCACTTTTTCTATTCAACGAGACAAAACCCGTTGGAAGCGATGGTGCCCGCTGGCTCTATATTCATGCGGCTACAAGCTACAATGAGAGCTTCACAGTCGAGCAGCTGAAGAAGATCAAATGGACGACAACCAACTATATCAAGCACCTGGAGAAGGAGGGGCTGGACACAATCAGCGTGGACAAGATGAGTATACAGGACCGGTACAACTGGACAAAGGAATACTTGTCGAGGTTCATTACCCCTACGACGAACATGCCAGTCTTCCAGCCGGATGCAGAGAAGCCCTACGCCTTCCTGGCTGCACTGCTCGAAATTCAGGGGTATCTAAAGGATCCTGATAACTATAGATCTGGATGCCCTATCCCCATCGACGGTTCCAACAATGGTAAAATTGCCTGCCATTGCAAAATTGCGTGAACTCAGGGAACCTCTCTGTGATGAGACAATCCTGATCGAAGCCTAGTAATAGGAACGAGCAACGACTATCCCGTAGAGCGCTAGCTTAGAAGCGAAGCGTAAGGGAGTACACCCAAGTGGGTGGAAGCGCGCAACACCGAAAGGTGAAGATATAGTCTGACCTGCATAGTGATATGCAGCTGCCAACCTTACATAACGACAATTGTAAGAGGCGGGCTGAGCTTAACGAACTCAGCTGAACATGATGTGTGGCAACATCTGGCAGCAATGTCAAAAGATAAACAGGCAGGAGCTCTGGTATCTTTAACCCAAAGTGAATTACAGAACGACTTCTACGTAGCCGTGGCGAAGGATCTGGTCAAGCTGATGCCGGACTGGTTCGACGAACGGAAGATTCCCATGAAGCACATCCGGAAAGGTATTGCTAAACGGGGTTCGATGACAAGAGCCTACAGCGCCGGTAAGACCCGTATCACCAAGAACATGTACGACGACTGCCATGTGGAAGGCTTCACCGTCAAGTACAACATCACCGAGGATGACTGCGAAGAACTCGCCGGCAATCTCATCAAGGCGATCAATCAGGTCTGCGCCGGTCCTCTGAAGACTACCAAGTTCCTCCAGAAGATCGCCGAGCACGAGCTCAACAACGATCGGAAGACCCTCGAATGGTCTACTCCGAGTGGATTCCCTGTCATCTACAAGGCGAACCTGCAACATGAACGCAAACAGAGAGGTACGATCCGTGGGATCAAGGGTAACAAGGATGGGCGCATCATGCACGTCGTCCGCGTCGATGTTATCTCGAAAGAGACAGGTGAGAAGGTTCCTTGCCGGCGCAGCTTTGCGAGTGGTATCAGCCCTAACTTCGTTCACTCTATGGACGCAGCACACATGGCTAATACCATCAATGCTTTCGGTGGTACATTCGCTGCGGTACATGACAGTTTTGCTACTCATGCTTGTGATGTCAAGCTCCTTCAGGACATCACCAAGATGACCTTCATTGCACAGTACGATGTACCCAACTTCTTTGATTACATCCAAGAGAACCTTATGCAGAACGCCGACACGTTCGCTGTGGAACAACCGCCTCTAGGAAGGCTTGATATTCAGGAGGTTACTGAGAGTGAGTACTTCTTCTCGTGAGCCGGTGCCTAATGTCAACCCACAACTCTAACACGTACCTATGAATACCTACCAGTCTATAATTGCCAAGTCCCGTTACGCCCGATACCTCCCCAACGAACTCCGTCGAGAGCATTGGAGTGAGACCACTGACCGCTGGATCGATTTCTTCCGTGGACAATTCCCGGACAACAGTATGGAGATCCCTTGGGATACCCTGCGTAGCTCCATCCTTGAACTGAAAACACTACCCTCCATGCGCAGTATCATGACTGCAGGTGAGGCTCTTCGCCGGACGAACGTTGCCGGGTACAACTGTGCGTATCTTCCGATCGACAGTCCTCAGTCGTTCGACGAGGCAATGTACATTCTCCTGTGTGGTACCGGTGTAGGTTTCTCTGCTGAGTCCAAGTACGTTGACCAGCTGCCTCTAGTAAACAAACTCAAGTTCATCGATCATGTGATCGTCGTTGATGACAGTAAAGAAGGGTGGTGTTATGCTTTCCGTGAGCTTCTGGATCATCTGTGGAGTGGGAGCATTCCTCGTTGGGATGTCTCTCGCGTGCGTCCTGCTGGTGCTCCTCTTGTTACATTCGGAGGGAGAGCTAGTGGGCCAGATCCCCTGGTAGACCTGTTCAGCTATACTGTTCAGAAGTTCCAGAAGGCTCAGCGCCGCGCGTTGCGTCCGATCGAAGTGCATGACATTATGTGCAAGATCGGTGAAGTGGTTGTCGTAGGCGGTGTCCGTCGTTCAGCTATGATCAGCTTGGGTGATCTGTCAGACAGTGAACATGCCAAGGCAAAGTGGGGTAAGTGGTGGGAGGCGTCTCCTGAGCGTGCCCTGTCGAATAATTCTGCTGTGTACTACGAACGTCCTACTATGGGGCAGTTCATGCAAGAATGGACTTCTATCTATGACAGCAAGAGTGGTGAACGAGGGATCTTCAATCGTGAAGCCAGCCAAAAGCAAGCTGCCAAGTATGGCCGTCGTAGTGCCGACGTAGATTATGGCACTAATCCGTAAACTTTGAATGCGGATTTAAAACTTTTCCTGATTGACTTGGAAGCCTATAGTGAGGCGACAGGGCGCAAGCATCCTTACGGAGTGCAGCGTGAGAGACTAAGCGGAAAAGACTCGAAAGAGTATGCGATAGTCCAGCGCACAGGTAGAATACTATTGATACTACCAGTGTGAGGTTCCGAAATTATTCTAAGACCATATCAATTCTGTAACCTCTCCACCGGAGTCATCCAGCCGGGTGACACGCAAGTAGAGATCGCAGAGAAGGTCGCAACAGCTGCTCTGATGGGCACAATGCAAGCCACTCTTACGAACTTCCCTTACTTGCGCGATATCTGGCGTAAGAATACTCAAGAGGAAGCTCTCCTTGGTGTGAGCCTGACTGGTATCTTGGGCAACGGTCGCTTGATCGAAAACAGCCACTTCCTGGGACAACTCAGGGAGATTGCTGGTAGCGTGAATCGTAAGTGGTCTGCTGTGTTCGGTATCAATGAAGCAGCTGCTATTACCTGCGTTAATTAATGGCGCCTTTACGGAGTGATCCGTATCGAATAATCTTGTGAATTGCTGGAAAGCTAATGGTAAATACCCCTACCTACGCCAATCAGCAGCGAAGCCTAGCAATAGGAACGTTCAACGACTATCCCAGAGGTGGGAGTACACTCAAGTGAGTGGAAGCGCAAGACTTCTATAGGTTAAACCAGAAGGTACCTATAGAAGATGATATAGTCTAATCTGTATGGAAACATACAGCAGTGTTAAAGGGGTGCTAGATGTACAAAGTATACAAGATTTACACTGAGAATTCTGATCGAATTTACATAGGTGTAACAAAGAATGATTTATCCACAAGATTCTGGCAGCATAGGAATGCTGTTAGGAAGGGTAGATCAACCCGTGCATATAATTGGATGAGGAAGTATCTAGATACACTGTGTATTGAGGTACTATCCCAGCATGATAACCAATCAGATTGCTTCGCAGAGGAGATCCGATTGATTAAGCTGCACGGTGCCGTATGCGTTAATCTAGCACCAGGCGGTAATGGTGGCTTCGTAGTACAAGATATAGAATCTTGGAAAAAGAAGCTGTCATTTGCGCGACAGGGTCGTAAGCCAGCGTTAGGTATGAAGCACACAGCTGAAACCAAAATGAAACTGTCTACGATAACTTCGAGTAGAACGCCTAAATATCCTGATAAGGTAGTAAACCTTTCTCCAAAAGAGGCATTCGCTAAATTTGGCATAAGCAAAACACACCTATACAGGCTACGCCGTAAGCACGGGCAGGGAATAACTAACCCTGCTGAATGTAATGCAAACCAGAAGGCACAGTCAGTCAGCTGACTCTAACTAAAAGCGGTATCCATGCTGGGCATGCCCCGTTCTACATCCGTCGTATCCGTCAGGACAACAAGGATCCATTGACCCAGTTCTTGATCAGTAAGGGTGTACCTAATGAACCATGTGTCATGAAGCCCAACGATACCACTGTGTTCAGCTTTCCTATGGCCGAAGAGGGTATTACTCGCAATGACCTGACTGCTATTGAGCACCTAGATATCTGGCTGGACTTTCAACGTAACTACTG